ACGCTCTTCCGATCTTCGGGTTCATACAAGCTTACATTTCTGAACTATCAACCTAAGAATCTCATTGTGCGGATAAGGAAGATCCCTTAGGGGATCTACGTCTACACGAATCTCGGCATTGGACGGTAGAGGCGGTGGTAGGACTCCTTCTCTGTGAAGGGGCGCTCCAACGCATCGACTGTTCCGACCCAAATGAGTCTCCCTTTCGGCCCTAGGACCCGATCTTTTCGGGCAAGGACGCCTTTGTCCAGTAGATAGTTAGTCTGCCGGTATAAGGCGCTTCCAAGTTTCCTTCCGTACTGTGATGACAATCGAATCTTGCGATCGAAGTCAAAAAGGCGCTCAGCCTTCACAGCGGAATCGACCATGGTGTTCTCAGCATCGACGAAGCCAGTGAGGAACGTATGTTCCCAAAACTGCTCCGTCTCACCATTAAACCGAAGACTCTCAATATCTTCGGACGTGACGAGCTCTTCTTGGATCTCGAGAGTATCTTGGATCTCTCGGATCTCGGCACGTATACTCTCCATGAAGGAGACAGAACTCATCTTGGGGCAGATGGACTTGACCCATTTGTGAGCTTCTGCTGGATTGGCCATTAAGGTGGTGGCAACCAGGTATTCCATTTTGGTGAACTGATGGTCGGCTGGAGGTATCAATCCAAGACCTCCAAGCGTCTGCGGTAGGTAAAAAGATTTTACATATTGCAAGATTCCAAAATGGACTCTCGCGAACTTATGCAGACGGGAAACTTGCAGGTCGTTGAAGACCTGAAGAGCCGCTTTTCTCATCGATTTCCTGGGAATCTCACCCCATTGATCTCCATTGAGCTGGTCGACGAGACCAGCCGAACGGGCCGTGATGGTGTTGTACCACTTGGCGTAGTCCTCAACATAATCTCCCTCCCGGTAGGCCTTTCGGGCCTTGCGGAAGAGATTCACGAGAGGAGCCTTCGAAGGCTTGTTAAGCCCAAGAAAGCGCCATGGGGCGATATCCAGGTTCTCAGATATGATCTGAATGTCCTTTTCACTGAACTGTGTGACATCCGTTCCGGAACAGGCACTCGAACGAGTACCCCCGGATAGGAGTCGGGAATTAAGGGCCTTTTCCTTACGGAAGATAAGCCCGGGTTGAATGATTCCCTTCTTTTGATGTAAATACAGTTCCGAGTTGATGACACAGAAGTGCCGGGAGGTGTAGTTTTTCCCTAAGGAAAACTTCAACCCACACTCCCCGGTGATCTGTTTCCAAATCTCGTAGTGTTTCTGATCTTTTGACCAGAAGAGGACATCGTCTCCATTAATACAGACGGGAAG